TTGGCTGTTGATTATGTTAAGTTATGCTCTCTGGCGTTTGCAGCAATTAAAGAGCTTAACGAAAAAGTTGATAGTTTAATTACACAACAAAGGAATTCATAGAAATGGCAACAGCACTTACAGCAGCAGGAGTTCAGTTTCCTGACGCTTCGGTACTTGGAACGAATCCACTTCCTTCTGGTACTCGTCTACTCTTTCACAATTCAACCGCACCTACCGGTTGGACCAAGGATACATCGATCAATGATTCGGCTCTTCGAGTCGTAAGTGGTACTCCGGGTTCTGGTGGTTCGTCTGGGTTTGCTTCGGCGCTTGGCTCGCCATCAGTATCTGGATCAGTAGGACTAAGCGGGGATCCTGGAACGGGTAACCTTTCGACAAGTATCTCTGGTAATGTTAATATTGGATCGACTACATTGTCTACGTCCCAGATACCAAGTCACTCTCACAGAATACCATTCGGCTTCGGCAACTTCCCCGGAGACCAAAACGGTAATGAAGCGGGAAATGACGCTGGGGATTCGGGGTCCACTGGCGGTTCAGGATCTCATAACCATAATGCCGGACACAACTTATCCGGTTCTATTTCTGGTTCACCAGATCGTGGTACTTTATCTGGCTCGCTTTCATCTGCTTCAGCATCAATCAATGTTAAGTATCAGGATTTTATTCTAGCGCAGAAGGACTAACATATATTATGTCAATTGAAATTAAGGACAACTGTCCTCTAAATAAGTTTAAACCGTGTCAAAAGTTTGAGTGTGCATGGTACACACAGATTCGTGGTACCGATCCGAACACTGGTAAAGAAGTTGATAACTATGGATGTGCGGTTGCGTGGTTGCCAATGTTATTAATTGAGAACTCACAACAGAGTCGTCAGACTGGAGCAGCGGTCGAGTCGTTTAGGAATGAGATGGTCGATGCCAATCACGCATCACAAAATCTTATGAAAGCTATTGCACAAGTACAGTCATCAGACGAACCGATACAAAAGTACATAACCGAGGATAATAAAAATGGCTGATAGAATCACTATCATCAATAACGATAACGGAACCGTGGATGTAAATCTAAACGGCGAAAACGTTGAGCAGATTCCTACGACGAATCTTGATTCCAACATTCATGCAGTTCAGTGGTACGGTGATCACGGAGAAGTGGAATATTCCGATCATAATGAAGAGATCGTTGACTTTTCAGAGTTTGATATGATTCTTACTGATCGTCAAACGGAAATCGATCGCGTTATTACGCAAGAAACACTTTATAACGAACATTCTGAAGAAAAAAAGGATCGAATAGAAAGAGATAATCTTCTCGAACAAACTGATTGGATTGTAATTAAGTACATAGATATGGGTCAGTCAGTTCCACAGGAATGGTCGAATTACCGTCAAGATCTTCGTGACATTACTTCACAAGATGGATTTCCAGGCAACGTTATCTGGCCAGAGGAACCGACTACCACTCCATAAAAAGATCTGTTATATTATGATCACATTTTCAATTGATGAATCACTGTTGGGTGCATTCCCTGAACCAAAACGTTCGGGAAAATGCATACCGCAGTACTATAAAAATCTTTCTGTTCAGACGGACAGTAATCCTCGGAGTGGAACAGCAAAGCGTTGTGTTCCATTTATGGAAGTTATTACTGCTGGTTATACCATACCTTTGTGGTCAGATCTTTTTGTTGTAGCCAAGAATGGAGAAATAGAACTTACTTTTCCAGATAATTTACCTGTGAATGAAAGTCTTGGTTATCACACCTATCATCAACTCGAAGATCATCCAGCGAGTCATATGTCGTACGGCAAAGATCTTATGAAGTTTATTAACCCATGGATTGTACAGACTCCTCCGGGCGTCTCCTGTCTTTTTACAACTCCGATGAATCACTTTGAAACTAGATTTAAGTTGATTGACGGTATTGTTGATACTGATATATACTACAACCAAATTAACTTTCCTTTTGTTTGGACGGGCGGTGACGGAGAGTTCTTTATTGAAAAGGGTACGCCTCTCGTGCAGGTTTTTCCTTTTGTACGATACGACTTTAATAAGTATCAAGTAAAACCTATCAATTATAAAAAACGAGATAAAGCAGTCTCAATACTTGGAACAGTTCTTCGACACGGTTATCGTAAGTACTTCTGGCATAAGCGCAAAAAGTAATCTCTCACTGTTTACAAATAACGCGCAATATGATATAATATAATATTATGATATCAATACTTTCTAAGCGTAAAAAAATTACTGTCGACTTTATAACTGCCGACTATAAAGCATACGACTACTTCCCCATTGATAAGTCTAATAAGTTTATTCCTCAGTGGTGGAAAGATATACCGCAGGAGTATGACAGCAACATATTTAAAACCAAGGGGATGCGAAAAAATACTCTGAAGAGATGCCCGGGATTTATGGACGTGTTTCGGTATAGTCACACGCTTCCTCTCTGGACAAACTGTGAAATCATAGTAGATAAACGAATCAACGAGGAAGGATACTCTACACTCGCTGCCGATGGTAGTGAGATTACGTCGCATCCTGCATCTCAAGCAGGTAGATTTATGCCATCAAATTCGTTAATACACTTTAAGTTTCATAGCCCATGGTATGGGTATTCAACAAAGAGCAGAGATTTGTTATGGGACTGGGCACCCGCTGTCTGGAATAACTCGAATCTTTTAAGTCGACTCATTATTCCAACAGCATTTCGCAATTTTAGAGGTGGGTCATCGACTAATATTCATACGTTTATGAATTCAGAAATTAACGATGTACTCAATCTTGAAGCGGGTGTTCCAATGATTCACATGACTCCGATGACTGACAGTAAAGTAGAAGTTAAGTGCCACTACGATCCGGACTGGTACAACAGAGTTCATTCTGTAATGAATCTGAACTTCTCAAAAAACAGTGCATACTACGCGAAAAGAAAACACATGTAAAACGAGTATATACCTTGAGGTGAGAGAAAAAAGAATGATTGATAATTCACTACACATGCCAATTACGCATCAGAACTTTTTTAGCGATGATGACATCACAAATTATCTTACTGTTCTAAACAAAGAAGTTGACCGTCTCGTTGAATTAAACGACGACTGCTGGGGACGACTCGATAGTCCGAATGATACATGGTCATCGTATCCAATTAACAAAGACATCCTTTTTAATAATGAGATATTTGACGCAATGTCTGATAAAGTAAAAAATGCAATCCTTCAGTATGCGATGGGAGTTCGCGTAAACACTCAACGTCATCAAGTTCATCTGATGGATTCAATGATAAAAGTATCTAAGTCTAATCCTAAAAAAGACTTCGTTTCAGATGATTGCCAACACTTTACTGGGTATGTTTTTCTTGCAGCGGAAGGACATGCGGGTAATCTTATTATCCGTAATCCTATTGCGCCAAAGAAAAGATTTCACCATAACGGTGACAGTCCTCTTCGTGAGTATCTTATCAAACAAGTAACCTCCGGTGACCTTGTAATTCTACCTTCACATATCGAACATAAAATGAGTGACTTTTCTCACGAGGCCGAACTTAGATTTATTGAATTTGGTGTCACGGCTGCATAGACATGTCTTCATTCAATACCGTAAAAGAGTTTGAAGAAACAATTTCGAATTACTTTGGATCAAAGTATGGTGTTGCAACCGACTCGTGCACACATGCCATCGAGTTATCTCTTCGATATGATAGTGTAAAGAACACCAAGTGTCCGACACACACGTATCTTTCAATCCCAATGACGTTTACTAAACTAGGTATCGACTGGTCTTTTAATAATGTTGAGTGGGAATCATATTATTACTTAGAGAATACTAGAATCATCGACGCAGCTGTTCTTTGGGAAAATAACTCATACATTCCTGAAACATTGATGTGCCTTAGTTTTCAGTTAGAAAACATCTTCCCATTGGAAGATCAGGAATGATTCTTACTGATGATTATGATACATATAGATCGTTAAAGTCAATGAGTTATGATGGGAGAAACAATGATCTTCCATGGTTAGATCAAGACATCGAACAAATTGGTTACCATTATTATATGACACCCGAGTCTGCAGAATACGGATTGTTTAAATTTTATGAAGTAAAAGATAATACTCCAAAGATATGGTCATACCAAGACTATCCAAATTTGTCTGAACTTACGGTATTTAAGAATGGATCTTGAGAATAAATTGATTGGATTTCCTCATGTGTA